TTCGAGGTCCTTGTCGTGCGCGGCCGTTTCGGCGCGGATGGCTTTGAGATCGCCGCCGACATCGCGCAGCGAAAGCGCCAGCTCGTGCAGATCGTCCTTGCTCGGCAGGTTCTTGAGCGCCAGCTCGACGCGGCCGATCAGGGCGGTGAGCTCGGCCATCCGTTCGCTGCCGGCACTGAAGCGCTCGCGCGTTTCCTTGCGGTGTGTTTCCAGATCGGCGTGCAGTGCACGTTCGGAAACCTTCTTCGAGAGATCTTCGGCAAAGGCCTCGAAGGCGGCCTTCGACACGAACTGGCCGCGCAGAAGATAGAGCAGCAAAGAGGCCACGAAGGTGATGGCCGATATTCCGTAGTGCACGAGTTGGAAAGTGTCGCTTGTCATCGATCACCTGAAGGCGCAAAGGCCGTTGCAGTCGGTCCAGTCGGGGTGGGCTTCGCGGATCGTGCGCGGCAGCGAATTGCCGCAGCGGACGCAGATGCGGTCGGCGAGTCGGGCGCGTGCGACGGCGCGGGCGATGCCGGTTTCGCGCGCGTCGGCTTCGCGGTCCTGCGCGCGCTCGACATCGTCGATCACGTTTTGCCTCGCATCATCGGCCCCTCATCGGCGTTCGGACGCCGCCGGAGCCGCCCGCACGTTGGACGGCTCCGGCTCTGCGGTCTTGCGGGCCATCAGCATCTCGATAAACGTCGGCGGTGCCGCACCCGCCGCAACGGCTTTGTCGCGGCTCCGCTGCACGACCTGGACGCCGAGCACGGAGAGGGCAATGCCCCACATGACCGTCATGGCGCCCATCAGCGCTGCGAGTCCCGCGAAGATCGCAGAACTCTGTTCGGCGTTGAGCGTCGCCCAAACGATCGCAAAGGCGATCGCGGTTGCCTGCAGGCCCCAGGTTACGGCCGTAACGTAGCCGAAGAACGGGCGCCAGCGCCGCGTGAAGACGTCGTCGGATTGCGCTTCGGCGCGGATCGTCGCATTGACCTCGCGCAACGCCGTCTGGAAATCTTCGCTCTCGGTTTTGTCCATCGCCTCGATATGGCGATGGCCCTCGGCAAGCTGCTCGGGCGTGATCTCCTTCTTGCCGATCGCGGTGCCCACATCGGCCAAAGCCGACGACGCAGTCTTGGCGATCGGGTTGTCGATTTTGCCGAGCGCCCCGCCCACGAGATTGACGAGGGCCGGCAGCCCGAATTTGAGCAGCAGGGCGGACAACATCAGAGAAGCCCCCTCAAACCATGAATGCCGACGAGGATGCCGGCGACGAGAAGCACCAGGCCAAATCCGCCGTCGCCGGCACCGCGCGCATCTTTGAGGATCGCGAAACCCAAACTTCCGACGGCGAAGCCGATCGCGAGATAGAGCCAGTCGAAAAAGCTTTCCATTGCGGCGCCCCTAAAAAATGTCGCGCCAGAACACGTGCGCACCGATGCGCACCTGCGGTTCGCGACCTTTCGCCCAGTCGGGCGGATTGCTCTTGAAAAGCCACTCGGCCATGTAGGCGACGGCGCCTTCGGTCGGGTCGGCGAAGCTGCTGCGAATTGTTGCTGCAAACGGTGCGGGCACATCGCGGCCCAGATCGAAAGCCAACGACGACGTGCAGACGGCGATGAGATACGCCAAGCGAAACGCAGCGTCTTCGGACCCGACCGCGCGCAGCTTCGGCAGGTTCGGGTCGTCGGCGTTCCAGCACGAGAACTGCCACGGCCGGCACGCCACGCCGATGATGCCTTCGCCCCACCAGTCGGGTTTGTTGTCGGCACCGATGTCGGCGCGCGCGCGATTGAGAATGACCCATGCGACGGCGATCTGGCCGAGAGGGCCTTCGCCGCGCGCTTCGCCCCAGATCGTACGCGCGAGCACGTCGATCTCTTGCAGGCTGGGTGCAGTCGGCAGTCGCGGGGCGAGTGTCAGGCGGCGGGGAAGATTTTGCATCCGCCGAAGATGGCGGGTTGTGCCGCCTTGCCGCAGGACGACGCGCGTCGTCGGGCGCCCCGGCATACGATTGCACGCTGCGACTTTTGCGGTGCGCGAGTCAAGCGACCCGGCACCAGGCGCGTGTGTCTAGCGTTTGCGCCCGAGCGTGGGGGCGAGCTTGGCTGCGATCTTCAGCGCGCGTGCGGCTTGCGCGCGAAGCTCGGCCGCCAGTGCCGGCAGATGCTTGGCAGGGCAGACGCGCTCGCCGTTGGCATAGGCTTGCGCCAGGCGCTCGCTGATGTCCCACACGCGCGCCATGTGGGCAGGTCCGCCGGCGGCCTTGATGCCTGCCCATACCGCGAGCGTGCGAGCGACATCGCGGGCAGCGCCGTGCGGTTCGGAAACACGCCGGCGCATTACAGCAGTTTCAGCGAAAGTTGTTCGCGGTCGTCGGGTGCGGCGAGCCAGCGCTGTTGCGTGCGGATCGGAATGCGCAGCCGACGCGCGATCTCGGCGCGGCCGACGCCTTGCGCATGCAGCCAGCGGAAAAGATGGTAGTCGGCCAGCGGCACGTAGATCCGAGCACCCACGCCCAAGCGATCGACGATGCGCGCGGCGGCTTCCGTCCCCACGATGGACGGCAGCAATTCGCCGTCGCGTGCGATTTCGAGCAGCGTGGCGCCGCGCTTCTCCGACAGCTTGAGCGCTGCTTCGAGTCCGCCTGGCTCGCCGACCGCCTCGACGATCTCGGCCAGGACGGCCGGCAGCGGCCGACCGTAGGGGTGGCGGTCGGGTTTCATTCCGGGACGTCTTTCGCGGCGGCATGTTTTGCGGCGGCATGTTTTGCGGCGTCGGGGTTTTTGGCGACAAAAGCTCGCAGCCACGCACCGGCCTTCTTGACCAAATGCAACGACCATTGCGCGTCGAGCTCTTCGAAGCGCATGCCCGACGGCACATTCTTCGTCACCCAATTGCCGAAAAAGTATTCGTCGATCGCGGCACCCGGCTTCTCCAACGCCGTCCGCTTCGCCCAGATCGCGCGCACGGCAGCACGGTTCCAATCCGCGTTGGTCGCGGCGTCGGGCATTTGGTGCACGGCGAAACCTTCGCGTTCGCACCAGTCCTTGAGCGCTTCGGTGACGGCGTGGAATTGCTGCGGCGACAGCCAGGCCAGATCGTCGACCCGCGCGACGCGCTTGACGAAGGCGGCAAGCGCGTCCTCGGACGGATCGCGCACGGCGGCCAAGTGCCAAAGCGTGAGCCACAAAGCGCGCACCTTCCGCGCGCGCGCGTCGGCGGCAAGTCGCCGCGTGCCGATGCGCGGCTTCTTGGCGGGCGCGCCGGGCGTCGCCGCTTGCTTCGGCGCCTGGCGCTGGAACCCCAGGCGCTTGAACTCCTCGAGCACGGCGCGGCGCTGGGCGGCATCAAGATCGCCCGAAGAGCGTTTGCCCGTGAGCCGTTCCAGCAAATCGCGATAGCTGTCGTCGGCCAGGGCCAATTGTTTCTTGGCGATATGGATGATCGACAGATCCGTCTGCCGTTGGCCGGCGGGCCCGAGGCGCACGAGCGGCTTCATGCGTACTGGTCCCTTTGCCAATAGGGTTTGCCGGACTCGTCGGCCGGGGCCTGGTGCGGGGGCACCTGATGCGGGGGCATCTCTGCCGATCCCTTCGGCGCCAGTTCTTCGCGCAGCGTTTTCGTCATTGCCGCCTGCAGCGCTTTGGCGCGCACGTCGCGACGGCCGCGCGGCGCACGGATCCAGGCTTCGCGCAATTCGTGCAGCTCGGCGGCCGTCGGCATGGGCATCACCGCTCGCCGCCAGAGCTGCGCGACGGGGCGTCGAACTTGCCGACCTCGTTGCCCCAGCAATCCCAGCCCGCACGGCTTTGGCGCGCGAACAGCTCCGCGCCGAATTCGTTGGGCAAGATGCCGTCCATGTAGCGATGCGCGTTCGGCGGCTTGCGGCTGTGCTCGCGACGGCGCGCGCGAAACAGGTTCGGCGTGCGCGCGGCAAAGCGCATGTCGATCGGCGGCGAGCCGATCTTGCCGATCAGGTAATGCTCGGACACCGAACGGAACCAGTAGCCGGGACCCCAGCTCGTCTTGCGGTGCACCGTCGTCTTGTGCCACGTGCCGGCCGTCACGAATTTGAAGCCCCAGGCGCGCAGCACGTCGAACGCAAAATCCAGGCGCGGGCTCGTCGCCCAAAGCCACAGCGCGCAATCGCGGCCGGCGAGCTGCCCGACCGGCAGTGCCAGCAGCTCGGCATCGGACATCAGCGCATACTGCGCGTGCGGGCTCTTGCCCTCGCCCTTCTTCGAATAGAGATCGAACCACCACGGCGGATCGGCGATGAGCTTGCCGTATTTGAGCGGCAGGAGCCCGCCGAAGGGCCAGCCGGATTGTGCTGCCTTCGGTGCGGGTGCGGCTGGCGTCGGCTCCTGCAGCGTTAGCGCAAACGGCTGCGCGTCTGCTCGCTCACGGTTCGGCGCATCAGACATGGCCCAAGCACTCCAGTTGGGGTTGCTCCGGTTTGAGATCGATATCGATCTGCACGCGCCCGGCAGAAACAGCGCGCGCGAGTTCCCACACTTCGTAGAAGGCAAGCAGATCGGCGATGCGACGGCGCGACGCGACGCGGCAAGCTTCCTTGGCCGGCCGCGCGAATTGCCAAACCAGCATCGCGGCGAATTCCTGGCGCTGGGTGGTTTCGGCTTGCGACATGGGCGACGTCATGTGCGCGCTGCCAATCGCCGGCGGGCGGCTGCAGGGCGCGCCTTTTCCATCGTCGCAAGCGCGTGCTGCAGGTGCCGCGCCTGCAGGCTGTCTTCGCGGTCGATCACTACGAGGGCCGCGATTTTGTTTGCGACGACGTCGCTCAACGCATCGAGCTGCGGCAGCGTCAATTCCAATGAGACCAGTGCAGCGCGGTCCATGCCCTAGACCTTCCCTGCTTTGGACGGTTCTTGCGCGCGCGCTTGCCAGTGCCGGCACGCAGGATCCTTGGCGCGGATGTCGCTGCCCGGTCCGTGCGTCCAGAACTTGCGCATCAGGTCGCATTTGCGCCAGATGCCGCCATAATTGACGCGAACATAGTGGTGGCAGGTCTTGCAGCTTTCGCCCGATGGGCCGCTGCCGATCGGTGCCGCGTGGCCCGTTTTCTTGGGGTGCGCGCGGCTGCGCAAGCTCGGCATCGTACCTTCCAGCATCGGCGCGCCGAAAAGATCGCGATCGGCATTCACGACACGCCCCCCAGCCGCTCGAGCAGGCCTTTGGCGAGGTCCTGCACGCGCTGGTCGAAGCGTGCGTTCTTGGCGGCGGTGCCGACGAACGGTGCGAGGCAGCCGACATCGACGCGTTCGAGATAGACCGACACCGATGCCGCTTTGCCGGCGCGATTGCGCGCCGTCGCGATCGCTTCGCGTACGCGCCGCACCGCCGCATCGTGCGGCGAAAACATGTCGATGGTGTCGAGCAACGGTTCGAACAGCCGCGCGTCGATGGCGTAGCTTCCGGCGACTGCTGCACTCTTGACAGGTGCCGGTGCTGCAGGTGCTGGTGCGGCAGGCTTCAGTGCCGGCGCGGGTTTCGGTGCCGCAGCGGGTTTCGCTTCGGCTGCGGGCGGCGTTACCACGCGCCGTTCGCTCGCGTGCGGATTGATCTTGGCGGGCTTCGGTTCTGCCGGCGGCTTGGCGGTTGGCTTCGATGCGGCGGCTTCGTCGCTCGGCAACACGAGCACGATTTCGTCGTCGGTCTTGACGCGGATCTCGGCGGGTCGCCCGCGTTTGATGTCAGTCGCGTACGCGGGCGGGCACGGCACAAAGACGTGAAGCTGCTCCGCGCTCTTGTTTCGGCGCAGCTTGTATCCCCTGCCAGCCGACAGCGCGAGGCGCAGCAAGCCGTCGTGCTCGCCTTGGCCGAACGAGACTTCGACCGTTGCGCCGGCGACGAAGCCCTTCGGCAGAGCGTCGAGGCGCAGACGCACCATCAAGAGAAGCAGGTTCGGCCCGTGCTTGAAGACGGAGACCCGCGCAGGTTCAAGGCCGCGACGACTTCCGCCGCGCGTCGAAACGATCGGTATCCAGCTCACGGCTTTTCTCCCTTCTTGGATTTCTTGGGTTCGATATCGTCGGGCTTCTGCACCGCCGAACCCTTGAGCTTGCGAGCCTTGGCCGTCAGCGCGTCGGCGATCGACAGCGGCTTCGCCCAGAAGGTTTCGCTCTGTTCGATCTCGAAGCCGCGCAGATCGGCGATCTTCTCGCGGTCTTTGAGAATGGCTTCGCGGTCGAGCTCTTCGGTGGTGCGCACGAACGCGTGCAGGCCCGCGCGCTTGAGGGCGGCGATCGCGTCCTCTTCTTCGAAATCCCTGTCGAGCTTCACGGCCGGCGGGCCGAAGCGCCAGCCGAACGAGCCTTGCGGCAACGAGATCGAGCGCTTGCCCTGGCCAAGCAGTGCCGTCTTGTTGGCCTCGCCGTAGGCCTGCAGCTGCACCATCCGTGCGGCGGCTTCGGCGGTCGCTTTGTCGATGCCCTCTTGGTGTTTGGCCACGACCTCGGCGGCGGCTGCATCGCGCTTGGCGATCAGCCCTTCGAGTCCGCGCACGGCGATGCCGAGCTGGTTCAAAACCTCGTTCGCTTCGTTTTCGTTCTGCGGCACGGGCGCGGCCGGTGCCGTCAGTTTTTTGGTCTTGGCCATTGTCGTGACTCCGGGATCGAGATCAGGAAAACGTGTCGTACTCGGGCGTGGTGCGCGCGACGTGGGCCGCGATCAGCAGGGCGTCGCGCCGCCGCCGGTTTGCCGCGTCGCGTCGATTGCGACGCCACATGCAAAAGCTCTCGACCAGCCGCGCGATCACGACGGCACCGCCTCTGCGGATTGGACCGACGCGGCTGCGGCCGGTTTGGTTTCCGGCGCTTTGTTTTCCGGGGGTGCCGGCACGACGGCGCGCGCGATTTCGAGCGCTTCGGCGCTGCCGTCGAGCACGCCTGCCAGCAAGTCGCGCAGCGCCGTCAGGCCGGATGCGACCGCTTTGGCCTGCACCTCGACCGGATAACGCAGCGGTCGATTGTTCAAGATCGCCTCGGCAAGTCGCGAGCCGATCCGGATGCGCTCGACATGCGCGCGGATTTCTTCGTTGTGGCGGCGACGCTCGGCGGCGGCTGCTTCAGCTGCGGTCATGGGCGTTCTCCTTTTCCACGAGCCCGGCTTCGATGCGGTTTGCCGTGGCGGTTTTGAAATTCGGCCGTACGGGCCAATTGGGATCGAGCGCGCGCGCGCGCGCAGCCGTGCGCGGCGGCGTTTTGGGAAAGGCCCAGCTTTGGCCGACCGGCACATCGCGGGCGGCACAAGGGCGCGCGTCCGCTGCCGGTGCGGACGGTTGGGCCGCGTGCCGCTGGGTTGGCGGCAGTTCGGCTCTCGGAACCGGGTATGGCTTGCGGCCCAGCGGTTCGCCGGCCATTGCCGCACGAACGAATTCGGCGGGGTCCTTGAGCGCTATCTTGAGCAAGCCGTCGTGGATCTGCGCGCAGATCGTCTCGACCAGACGTGCTGCCGTCGCTTGCGCGTCGGTCGAAGGGTCGATGCAGTCGCCCAGGCGCGCGGCGCAATGCTGCGAGAGCTCGGCGACGGTCTGCGCAAATTCGGGGTCTTGGCGGGAAAGCTCGGCGACGCGCGCGACCGCGTGCATCACGGTCGTATGGTCGCGCCCGCCGAAGAGCGCGCCGATGAGCGGCAGGCTCGCTTTGACGACGAGGTCGCGGGCAATGGCCATCGCGACCATGCGCGGCAGCGCGTATTGCATGGCGCGTCGCGGCGAAACCATCGTGGACACCGGCACGGCAAACGCCTCGGCGACCGTTTCCTTGACGATCTGGATGCTGCCAAACCAGCCGCTCATGGCTGCACCGGGACAGCATCGGCGCCCGCGATGAACGGGGCTTGCGGCCGAATGTGGCCGGCCCCGCGCATCATGTAGACCGTGGCGAGCGGGATCGAATTGGTTTCGATCGCGCGCACGTCGCGCGCGGCGGCCTCGAGGGCGGCGACGGCCGCACCCAGTTTCTCGGCGTAACCCTCGGGGTCGGTGCGCAGGTCGTCGAGACTGCGCCGCACATTGTCGATGTCTTGGCTGATCATGGAGCCTCCTGTTTGGCCGGGGTTCCGGCGAGCGCTTGCGGGCAGTTTTTGCAGGCCGTCCAATGGCGCAATGCGTCGGGGTTCGATCGCGGCTGGGCGCGCGTCTGCCAGCCCTCGCACTCGGCAAGCGCTATGGCGCGGCGCAGATGCGGGCACACGACCTGGCCGCCGCCGAACGTGCGCAAGACCCGCGCTTCGATCTTGACGGTCGAGCCCGGATAGCAGCCGCGCATGGCGGTGCTCACCGCCGAACGCGACATGCCGATGCGGTCGGCCACGCGGCTGATCGCACCGCGTACCTTGCCGGTGCGCTTCTCGTCGGCGACGGCCTGGTTGAGCAGTGCGACCCAATCCGACTGCGCGCCCGCCTGTTCTTCGGGGGCACTCATGCGGCACCTTTGGGAACGGCGTTTTCGGGGCGTGGGAGATAGACGCCGGCATTCGGATCGAAGAGCCGCGTGTAGCGGTCGGCCGGCCGGGGCGCTTTGATGCCGAGATCGCGCAGCAGCAGATAGCGCGCGGGCTTGGGGCCGCGTGCGGTGTCGGCGCCAAGCACTGCGACCAAACCGTAGATTTTCCACACGCGCACGATCTGGCTTGCGTTTGCGAGGCCGCGTTCGCCGGGACGTGCGGCGATCTCGACGAGCTGCGCAAGCGTGGCCTTGCGCATGCGCCGCAGGGCGGCCCACAGACGCTCGACGAGTCCGCCTTGCTGGTAGCGCGGTTTGCATTTCGCCGGATTGTCGGCAAGGGCCGGCGGCATGCTGCCGGCCGCACGCACGCGGCACCCCATCTTCGTGAGCGCGTAGCAGCCCGGCCGCCGCCGCTCGACGAGTCCGGCCTTGACCAGACGCCCGAGGCGCTTGGCCATCGTGCCGCGATGCTGGCCCAAAACGAGTGCGAGCGACGACACGCGAATGTATCGATCGCCGTTCGCAAGGGCCGGCGGCGGCATCGCGTCGAGCACGCGCTGCAAAGGGCCGATGGCTTGGGGCAACTTAGCAGTCATGCCCGGCCCTCCGCTTTGGCGATGGCGGCGAGCGCGTCATGCTCCAACTTGATCGCGGCATCACTCCACACACCAACCGGGTCGCGGTTGATGGCGTGCTGCAAGATCGGCAGGGCGCGCTTTAAAAGGGCCAGCAAGTCCGGCGCGGTGGCAAGAAGGCTAGCGTTGCCTTCGCCTTCATACCGGCCAGTTACAATTGCGATAAGCATGCCGTCTTGCGACCGAACTTCATGGGCCTTTATTGCATTCGCCCTGATGTCTATTCCCGCGTACCAAGGCCCCGGCGTGTGCGACTGCTTTTCCATCAGCCTTCCTCCCCGCCCGGTGCCGTGGTGGCGCTTGGGCGCGCTTCGGCTTTGACGAGCTGGCGGGCGGCGACGTCGGCGGCCGTGAGGGTCTTCGATTGGCTGCGCGCGGCGATGCGCTTCAGTTCGTCGGCCGCCCCCATCGCAAGGCGCATGCGGCCTTCGGTTTCCTTGAGCAGCCGGTCCATCAATTCGGCATCGACCTTGCAGCCGGCGCGTGCTGCCAGCAGCTTCGCCATGTCGTCTTCTTTCATGCGCCGGAACTTGACGACGCTCGACACGCGGGACCACACGGCCGGGTGCCGCTTCAGCTTCTGCACCACGAATTCGCGGCCGAGCAGCACGCACGGAATTTCGACCGCATCGACCACGCCGCGGATCTGGTCGAGCACCTTGCCGTTGGCCAGCGCATGCTCGACTTCGTCGAAGATCACCGCGCGCGGGCGCTTGGCCAGAATGCCGATCAGCTGTTCGAACAAACTTTCGGTGCGGTGCGCGGGCTGTTCGCCGAGCTCGCTCACCCAGTCCGTCAATACCCAGTGGGGGGTGCACGCCGGCTGCAGGCGCACGAACGGCACGTCGTTCTGCACCGCGTAGTTGAGGCCGAGATGGGTCTTGCCCAAGCCCCACTCGCCGCTCATCACCACGAACGCCGCCTCGGGCGCTGAGCGGCCCTCGATCGCCTTGATGCCGTCGCGGAACAATTTAGCGTTTGCGACGTCGATCAAATTCCCGTATCTTCCTTGCGTCAAAGCACTCTCCTGTTGGTCTGCAGTTCAGTTCCAAGGTTGGTCAATCCAGGCCGTCGCCGGTCATCACCCGGCGGCGGCCTTTCTCGTTTTGGCGCCGTAGAGCGCCGCGTTTTCGATCCTCTCTTGCGTGATGGTTTCCGACTGCGCGATGCGCTGTGCGACGTAGGGGTCGGCCGCGATCGCCTGCGCCAAAAGCTCTTTGTGGTGCGGCTCGGCTTGGTCCGGGTTCTGATGCACCCACAGGAAAAACACGCGATCGGGTGCCGCCTTGACCTGTTCGAACGGCCAGCCCTTCGTGTCTTCCACGTCGTCCCAATCGATCCGCGTTGCGCGCGTCGGTGCGGGTTCGTCGATGACGGCTTCGTTGGCGTGCGCGATGACTTTCGGTTCCCAGCCGCGCGGCGCATCGAGTGCAGCGGCCGCCTTGGCGGCTTCTTCGATCGCGTGCGAACTGTAAGGAATGCCGGCTGGCACGATCGTGCCGGCCGCTTGCGCGGCAGCGGCAGCGGCGGCAAGGACTTCACCTGCCGAAAGCTCGGGGCGATATTCTCGCTTGAGGATACGAAAGACCGCGCGCGTCTCGCGGTCGAGGTTGCGCTGCACCGCTGATGCGCGTGCAGCCAGTTCGGCGCGGCTTGTGCCGGCAAGCGACAGGTCGGTCGCGACGCAGACGAAAGCACCCCCGGCTTTATGCACCACGATGCGCCCTGCATCGGCTGCGTCCATAAGCACGTCGACTCGATGCCCGATCAGCGGGACCAACGCCTCGTCCCAGAATTCCGCGCGGTCGAGTGCAATGCCCTTCTTACCGACCACGCGGACCTTGGGCTCGGACAGCAGAACGTCGAGGGCGCGAACGTCGGGAACAGGCCGGGCATGGGCGGCATGGGCGGCAGCTAGGTCGTGCGGCGTCGCGCCGTCCAACCCCTCATGGGGGCGCTGTTCGTACTTGCCGAGCAGCCACGCATCGAGTGCCGCCTGCAGCTGGGCAGCCGTAAGCGAGACCGAGAAGAGCAGATCGTCGCCTTCGCCCTGCCGCTTCGCGTAGCCCGCGCGCGCGCGAATGGCCTGCGCTTGTGCAACGCTGTGCCCCTTGAACCCCGGCAAAATTTCCAGGAGCTCGTGCGACATGGTTTTGAAGAACCGCTCGATATGCGGCTTTTGCGTCGGATCGTAGGGCGTGCACAAATTCTGCCGGATGCCCAACGCTGCAAACGCCGAACTCGTCCAGCGCGACGTGAAGTCGGCGCCGTTGTCGGTCTTCACTGTTTCGGGCATGCCGAGATCGACGATGCTCTTGCGGACCGTCGCCAGCACCGCCTCGGATTTCGACGTGCGCGTCACGACAAGGCGGGCGCGGCGCGTAAAGACGTCGATGACGCCGACGATCGTGTAGCGGCCGTCGATGCACTGCGCATCGGCGGGGGTGGCGTCGCTTTCCCAAAGCTGGTTTATGCGCACCACGAAGGCGCTGCGGTCGCCGATCGCGATCTTGTACTTGCTGCGGGCGGCGTCGGGGTTTTCAAGCAGCAGTGCCGCGCGCGGGTTCTCTTCGCGCCAACGGTTCATCCAACGCTGCAGGGTTTTGGCCGACGGGATGGGCAAGCCACGGAAGCGTGCCTTCATTGCGTCGCGCACCGAGCCCGGCCGGTAGTGCGGTGCGTGCGCGATCAGCGCCACGATGAATTCGCGGTAAACTGGATTGGCGTCGATGAGACCTTGCTGACGGTCGGTGCGATATCGTCCGGCAAGGCCACCCGTGTCGCCTTGGCTTGCCGAAATTCGCCAACGCCGCAGGCTCGGCCCCGAGATCTTCGGCAGCGCTTCGCGCAGCCACGGCTCGGCTTCGATCCGGCCGGCGTTCCATTCGTCGGCGAAGCGCAGATCGGCGGGCGTCAGGTCGATGCCGGCATGTTCGCGATACGCGTTGGCAAGCCTAACGATGCACAGCCGCGTCTCGGCGCGGGTGCGCTTGTTGCCGACTAGCCCCGCGATATCCACCAGGACAGCGTTAGCGGCGACGGCGAGCTGCGTCTTGGCTGACGCGGACACGTCGCGCGCTGCCAGTTCATCGCGTGCTTCGCGCGGAAGTGCGTCGCGCGGATATTCGCGCCCGCCACCCCGGCCCGAGCGATCGCGGTGGGGCCAGCTTTCGCGTGCGGCTACAGCATTAATCCGACGCTTTGTGCCGGGCAGGCCCGGCAGGGCCAACGCTGCAAGCTCGGCTGCCGTGAACCAGACTTTCATATGCGCCCCCGGCGGAGGCGTTTGCGCAGCTCGCGTTCTTTCTCGCGCAGCTCTTCTTGCTGTGCCATCACGGCGCCTAGCTCGGCGCCGATCGCGGCTTCGCCCGTTACGACTTGGTGGCCTGATTTTGCGGCCACGCGTGCCAGTAGCCACGTTGCACCTGTGGCTTCGATAAAGGCTGGCAGATACAGAAGCGGGAAGCGCCAGTCGGTGCGGCTGGGTGCAGTCCAAGCGTCGAGCGTAGAAACACTGATTGGATAGTGGGGGTCGCACCCGAGTGCGCGTTCCATTTCCTGGGCAATATCCGCGCGGCTTTTGCCCGATTGCGCCACTGCTTCGGACAGGGCCGCGCGCAGCTCTGCATCCCAGTTGAACGAGACCGGCATCGGCGCAGCTGCAAGGTCGCGGTCGAGACCGAGCAGTATCTGGCGAGGATCAAGGCGCTTGCGCGTCAT